CTAGAAAGGCCCCACGTCCTTCAGGTATGATGAGTCCATATTCCCTTAATAGGGAGTGATGGCCGCTCGGAGATGAGAAATCCCCTCACTTCGCATCATATACTGATTTAAGTCAATAGTTAACGGATCAGTTTGAAAGGAGTTCCCAGTGAACATCACAAAGAAGGATTGGGACGACCTAAATCGGCGTCTCAATATCGCTAATCGCGATATCGTACGCCTGACCCAAGTTGTCTGTAATAACCGCTGCCTACTTCGTAGGATAGCGGAGTATTCGTCCTTCTATTTTAGTGGTGTTGACTGTGGGGTTTTTCCGATGGATCGTCCCCTGATTTCAGGTGATGATCCAAACGATAGCCTCGTCCTGCGTGCACCCGCCGATTTCGTTCCTATAACCCTCAATGCACTATATAGTAATATATTTGCACAGAGTGAGTTATGAAGCGATCTTGGCGCTACACACGCATGTGGATTCTCCGTTTAACCGCTCTGGTGATTTCAATCATCAGGATCTGTTTTAAACTATTCTGGAAAGGTTGACCCGTGTACAATCGTCATCGTGAGATAGAAGACCTCGTACCAAACCGTGCCACGTATATGTCTGTTGATGTAGACCAGAACACTAGGATTGATCCTGATTTCTGTCCGGTTATTCCGGATGTTTATCATTATCATCCTATGTCTGGAACATATCCTCAGCGTTATACTAAGGGCACTATTGATGACTTGGTCTACATCGGTCCAAAAAGAGCGAAAACGTATGGGTTCCGCCAGAGACATAAGTCTCCTTTGGCGATACCAAAACCGGTAAAACCGGTTCATCACGTTGCGAAGACCCTTCATCCTTATTTGGATGAGATTGGCTTCGTTTCTACTTCGTCTCTTTCGGGCCTCTGTCTTAAAATGACGACGAGAACAGCGATCACACACCCTCTGGCGTGGCTCGGAAATCGGTTCGGACCGGATTATATCAAACAATTCTTTATTGATACAATCCCTAACGACGTTTCCGGTCATACCTTTGTAGGGTGTGATTGGTTCTCCTTGATGTCTGACTTTAATGAGGCCTTAGACAGCCTCATTCCATCGGCCTTTCTTTCTGGTGAATCCGCCTTTGAAGGATCTATTTTTATAGACGCCATCAAATTAGTGGTTCAACCAAGAAAGGTTGTTACCGGTTTTCTACGTGATGTAGTAAAACGGCATAAGCACAGACTCAACTTGTCAGAATTAGACCATTATTATAAGAAGTTGTTCCGGAAAAATTCTGGACTGCCTTATAAAGATATGGTCTTTTCTGCAAGTAACTTTGGAGTTCCTTTATCGCTACTCAAGGAAGGTATTAACGCCCATCTTCTCTATGATTTTGGGGTAAAACCTGCGATTAGTGACATTAAGAGTACAGTCCTCGCTCACTCTACAGTGAATGATAGGATTGCATTCTTAGCCAAGAATCGTGGGCTGTACGTTCCGATCAGGGTTAGAAAAGTTACTTCAAAAGAACTTTTCGATTACGAGGCACCTGGCGATACATTGCAGTTTAAAACTCTTCTTCGCGAGAAGAAGAGAGTTTCTGCAATTTTCTGTATGGGCCGGGTTCGAAAGGATATTAACGAAGCTTCTAGGTGGCGCATGTACACTGAGTACTTCGGTCTTAATAAGATCGTTGGTACTGCGTACGAGCTTATACCATTCAGCTTCGTTCTCGATTGGTTTACTAATACCCAGGAGCGAATTAACGATTTAACTCGTGTTCGCCTTGGGGAAGGACCATTCGTTGGTTTGACCTCTGTTGGTTCGTCCGTTAAGGATATTTTATCCTATGAGATTTATTTCTCACCAGGATATGATTCCGTAACTGGCATGACCTTCAAAGAGCCAAACAATCCTACTCCGTTACTCAAAGTTGATGTAACGGATTACACTCGTAATAACTTCATTCCAGACACATCGGGTGTTGTTGACACGTCGACACTCGGTCTCTTCCAAGGTATCAAAGGCATTGAGCTAATCGCTCAGCGCGGAATTTGATACACCTGTCCAATACCGGTAGTCCCCGGAATGTGATCGCCACCTATCTCGGTGGCATAACATAGGAGTTTCCCATGTCCCTCACAGTAACCCGTTCAAACGGGACGTCCGACATCGTCTTCACCCTTGTCAACCAAGTCGGTACGCAGAAGAACTACGGTAATCCTGCTGCCGGGCTCGTAGAGCCCGAAGCAATTACTCTCCAGTCCTTCTTGCGGCCGAGTGGTGCCAAGGGTTCGGATCGATATATCCTAAAGGCTTCCAAGACTTTTGTCGAGGATGCCACTGGGAATAATATCGTCACGAGCGCCAGGTTGGAGCTCGTTTATCCGCGAAGCGGTGAGTCTGGCCTTTCGACGGCTTTTGCCGATCAAATAGCCTTTCTCAAGTCGATGCTTTCGGCTGCAAATATCACCTCGATCATCGCCGGTGCTCTCCCCGATGGGGATAACCACGTCGATGTTTTCAACCCCGCTTAACAAACGAGGTTGTTAAGAGGCTTAATTTGCTCCCTTAACATCAATTATGTCGTGCGTTGTTTACTCGTGAGACAATGGGAACAAGGAGGAAACCCTTTTATGGGAGACCTTAATCCTGTCCTTGCGCGTATATACGCACTCCGTCAATCAATTGTTGATGACGGATTGTTACACGGAGTACCTTTCCATGAAAAAGATCTTCTTACCTTAGCCGACAGGCTAAGATCAGAAGGCTCTAGCTTTGTCAAGGTAACTCTCCCTACTTTGGGGAGAGCCCTTGATTTAGGTCTAGTAGTCGGGCAGTTTATCTGTCCGGCCAACTTTTCGAGGAAAAGGGATACATGCCTTCCGAGGTTTTTAGGATGCGTCTTTCAACGCATCTTTTCCCCGGATGGTACTCTTCTTGTGACGCCAGAACCTTGTTCCATATACTTCCTTCGCCAGTTTCTTCTATTGGACGGTAAGCTCATTTCTGAGCCGACGCCCGATCAGAAGAAGCAGGCTATAGACTCGTTTAAAGCCCGTCAGGATAAATTGGGTAAAACCAAAATACCTAAGGGCCACGTAGTCTTAGAGAGAGCTAAGTTGCTTCTCTCAAGTTCTCTTTCTCGTCTTGATCTCTCAAAAATCGAACCCGGTCATGGACCGGGGTCGACTATGGAAGGTCTTGATAGAATAGAGAGGTGGGATTTCAGGACTTGGCCCTTGCGGGCCGAGCGATGGTATCCTTACCATGTATATGGATCTCAGTCTTTTATGGCCCTTTGTGCAAGTGGACCTCCTCAGATGCTCGATTCCTCGAGTACTAAGTGTTCACTTGTTCCGAAGGACTATAAAGGTCCACGGCTGATCTCTGCTGAAAGTGCTGCTACGCAGTACTTGCAACAGGGTCAGATGAAGGCTATAATGCGTTATATAGACAGCCATCCGCTTCTTTCACGTTCTATTAAGTTACGGGATCAAACCCATAACCAAAAGATGTGTCAGACTGCGTATAGCAACGGTCTCGGGACGTTAGATTTATCTAACGCTTCCGATACCGTGTCTGCTGCGTTGGTGTGGTATCTCTTATCAGATTTACCTCGCCTCCGCAGCCAGTTATTCTGTACTCGCTCACAATCTATGAAAATAGATGGTGATAAGATCAGACTAACCGCATTTTCTCCAATGGGTTCAGCAGTTTGCTTCCCAGTGGAAACTCTAGTCTTCTGGGCCATAACAATGGCCTCAGTTAGATTAGTTCAGTCTTCATGGCTTAATAGGCCCCGTCTCTCTGAGACGGCTTTGGACATTGCCGTATTTGGTGACGATATCATCGCCCCCGAATACGCTATGCCCACCATTATTGGTACCCTTGAATCCATTGGATGCGAGCCTAATATAGGTAAAACCTGTATAAGCACGCCTTTCAGGGAATCATGTGGTTCCGAATGGTATAAGTATACCGATGTCACGATAACTCGCAACAGGAGATACACTTATGAAGTCACAAGAAAGTTCATCAACTACCCTGTACTACTTGACCTCCAGAGGAAATTTTTCCTCCAGGGGCTTGAACGTACAGCTGCACTTCTGTCTCAATGGGCGAGAGAAATATCGCCGATTGTTACAGTCGAACTCGGGGAATTCTACCCTCGTGTCCGCGAATTTTCTCAACGGCCAGGATTCGTTTACACGAATCAGGTCAGAAGAGCGCGAACATGGGTACGAGAACTCCGAGTCTGGAACACGAGCGAGTCACATCTTACTCCTGAAGGAGGCGCAACAGCGTTTCCTTCTGGCATGGACGTGTTTGTTCGTGGATCCTCAGCCTTTGATTCAATGGGGTGTGCTCTGGGATGGTATACTTCACTTGATAGTGGAGTGCCAACCAGGTACAATCCGGCGTATCAAAGGTATGAGTGCAGATTGCCTTGTCTTTTTCAACGGACAAAGCAATGGGACTCCTTTCAACAAATCTCAGGTATCTCTAAGTCCAGAAATGGACTTCGAGATCATGGAATCGCGCGCTCTATCGCGGGTAACACCCGCGAGACAAGCGTCGAAACCGTGAGATCTGAGTACTCGCGTTTGTTAGCGCGAGTCGTAGGAGATTCAGTTGATCGGATTGCCATCCGGGGCATTATGCTCAAAATGGCATGGTCGTATATACCTTTGATTTCACCTGTCGGTGAAGTGTAGGGCATATCCGCAGGGCGACAGGCACAACTTTCTACCTTTCTTGACTCAACTTTAATTAGTTGGGCGAGCGACCTTACGGTTGCTCAAAGGGGACGGAGCGCAAGCTCTGGTCTCCTTGAAGGTGG